TGCGGTTTTCCAGAATTTAACGGCACGGCAAGGCGCGGATCGCGCCCGATGGTTCGGCCACGTCGAGCGGTTTAACGCCGGGCGCAGCGCCTCGAATTTCGCGGAAAACCGCAGCTACCCGCGCGTGATCCTGACGCGCTGGCAACCGATCTACGCGGGCTGGGGCGGAGGTATCAAGTGCGCCTGATACCCGCCCCATACCGCATCCTTGCGTATGTGCTGTTGGTGCTGGCCGGTGTCGGCTTCGGCTACGTGCAAGGCTTATCGCGCGAATCAGACCGGCGCGATACGCAGGAGCTAATCAAAGAACGTGAGGACGGCAAGGCGTTTCAGCGTGTGCTGGCCAGCGGCAAGCAGCACGCCGCCAACGTGATCGCGTGGCGCGGCAAAGCGCGCATCTATTACCGCAACTGGCAAGAAAGGCTTAATTATGAAAAAGACACGAACCTCGCGCAATGTGAAGCGCAGCCAGGACAGCCGGTGCAGGCTGGCGTTTATGTTATGCGGCTCGGCCCTGCTTGGGTCGGCCTGTACAACGCCGCCTGGCTGCCCGAACTCGATCAGCAAGGCGATACCGGCGGAGCTGCTTACCAAATCGTCGCAGCCGGTGGCGCTACGCCCCGCGAAGCCCTCGACAACGTCCGCATCAACGCCGAGCTCTGCGGAGAAGACCGCAAGCGGCTCGACGAACTGATCGAATACCTGAACGAGGTGGAAAGCCCAAAGCCATGACCGACGCGATAGACCAGGGCTGCCAGCGCGAACAGGAAGACCGCGATCGCGCCTTGGCCGCGCAAGCCGCCAAACCCTCCTGCCGCCGCTCGGCTTTTGCTACAACTGCGACGAAGTGGTGTTCAAGGGGTGCTTTTGCGATGTTGATTGCCGCGACGATTACGAACATAGGGAAAACAGACCATGATTTTACAAGTTGAATTCACCTGGTTGGTTGGACTGTTTGTTTTATTTGTCTTGGCAGCGTGGGCGCTGGGCAAGGTGCTGATCGGGCAGTTTGATAAACGGCTGGACGAGCGCTTTGCCACGCAGGAAGTGGCGCGCACCGAAGCCCAGGAGCATTGGGAAAATCGCTTTTCTCAGATAGAGACGCTGGCGCGTTCCACGGATCGCGACATGCTGCTGATGCGGGGCGACCTGCCAAATCAGTACACACGGCGCGAGGACACGATCCGCAACCAGTCGGTACTGGAAGCACGCATGGATGCGCTGATGAACGAGGTCAAGATGATACGAATCGAAGGGGGAAAATAATGGACATCGCCAAAGTACGGCGCGAGATGATGCGCTGGAATATTATTTTGACGCTCAACAACGCCCGGCCTATCGGTGCGGCTGAAGAACTGGTGCTGTCGGTAGTACAGGCAATCAGCCCGGATGCCACGGCGCAGGAAGTCCGGCGCGAGCTGGATTATCTGGAAGAGCGCGCGCTGGTCAAGATTCACCGCGAGCCGAACGGTCACTGGCACGCCGAGCTGACCAGGCACGGCGTCGATCTGGCGGAGTACACGGTGGACTGCGATCCGGGTATCGCGCGCCCGGTCAAGTACTGGAGCAACTAGCGTGGCGCCGCGCAGCAAAATATCCAGGCTCCCGGATGCCGTTAAATCATGGCTTGATCGGGCGCTGGCCGACAAAGGCTTCGCCGACTACGAGCTGCTCGCCGCCGAGCTGAAAACGCGCGGCTTCGATATCAGCAAGAGCGCCGTACATCGCTACGGTCAGGAATTCGAGACGCGCCTGTCCGCGTTGCGCATGGCGACCGAGCAGGCGCGGGCGATATCCGAATCCATTCCCGATGATGCCGGTGCGATGAACGACGCGCTGATCCGCCTGGTGCAGCAAAAGGCGTTCGATACCCTGCTCAAGATGGAAGAAGGCGCGCCGATGAAGGAGATCGGCCTGATGGTTGCGCGCCTGTCGAATGCCACAGTGAAGCAGAAGCAATGGGCAATAGAGGTGCGCGCCAAGGCCACGGCGGCGGCGGATGCGGTTGAGGCTATCGGTAAGAAGGGCGGGCTTTCGCCTGCTGCGCTGGATACGATCCGGCGCGGGATTTTGGGGATTGCGGCGTGACGGGCGTATTGCCATACGCCCCTACAACCAATGCGCCCGTAGGGGCGTATGGCAATACGCCCAATGGGGTCACACCCGCCGTCCTCCTTTCCTACCAGCAACTATGGGTGTCCGAAACCGCCGACGTGGCCGCGTGGGAGAAGTCCCGACGCATCGGCGCGTCCTGGTGCGATGCCTGCGATGCGGTGATGACTGCCGCACCCGCAGAGAATGCGATGGATGCGCTGTATATCGGCTACTCCGAAGACATGACGCGCGAGTACATCGACGATTGCGCGATGTGGGCCAAGGCGTTCGACTTCGCCGCCGGTGAGATGAACGAATGCATCTACGAAGACGAAGGCGTGGCGATCAAGGCATTCCGCATCGACTTCGCCAGCGGCAAGAAGATTCTCGCGCTGTCCAGCCGCCCACGCTCGATCCGGGGCAAGCAGGGCAAGGTAACGATAGACGAAGCGGCATTCCACGACGATCTTCCTGGCTTGCTCAAGGCCGCGCTGGCGATGCTGATCTGGGGCGGCAAGGTGCGCCTGCTGTCCTCGCACAATGGCGATGCCAACCCGTTCAACGAGCTGGTGAACGATATCCGCGCGGGCAAGGTGCCCTATGCGCTGCACCGCACTACCTTCGACGATGCGCTTAACGATGGCCTGTATGAGCGCGTTAAACTGATCCAGGGCGACCGGCTTAAAGAGCAGACGCAGGACGAGTGGCGCGCCAAGATTTATGCGCAATACGGCGACAACGCCGCCGAAGAGCTGGACGTGATCCCGAGTGCCGGCAGCGGCCGCTACCTGACGCGCATGATGATTGAGGCATGCATGAAGCCGGGCATCCCGGTGGTGCGCCTGACCCTGCCGGATAGCTTCACGCTGTCGCCCAGCCATATTCGCGAGGCGGAGATGCGCGACTGGTGCGAAGACGTGCTGCGCCCGTTGCTGGAAAAGCTCGACACTAATCTGGATCATTTCTTCGGCGAAGACTTCGCCCGCAATGGCGACGTGTCGGCCATCTGGCCGCTGGAGCAGACGCGCACGCTCGATCTGGTCACGCCGTTCATTCTCGAAATGCGCAACGTGCCGTTCGATCAGCAGCGCCAGATCCTGTTTTATATCCTCGACCGCCTGCCGCGCTTCCGCGCCGGTGCGATGGATGCGCGCGGCAACGGCCAGTACCTCGCCGAGGTGGCGATGCAGAAATACGGCCAGCGCATCGCCCAGGTGATGCTCTCCCAGGAGTGGTACCGAGAAAACATGCCGCCGTTTAAAGCGGCTATCGAAGATAAAAAGTTAACGCTGCCACTGGACGCCGACGTGCTGGCCGACCTGCGCACCATCGTCATGGAAAAAGGCGTGGCCAAGGTTCCGGACAACGCGCGGGCAAAAGGCAGCGATGGCCGCGAGCGCCACGGCGATACGGCGGTCGCGCTGGCGCTGGCCACCTTTGCGGTGTTGTCGATGCCGTATGTGGTGATCGAGTACCAGGGCGTGGGGAACAAGCGCAACACAGATGGCGGCCGCGACGATGATGGCGGCGGCAACAGGAGATCGGCATGGTAAGCAAAATCGTAGACGTAAACGGCAACCCCATACAAAGCAACAAGCTGACCGAACCGCAGACCTCGCGCCTGGCGCAACTGCACCGTGAATTCGCCAGCCATCCGTCGCGCGGTTTAACACCGGTCAAATTGGCGCGCATCCTCGAAGGCGCGGAGCAAGGCGATATCCGCCAGCAGCACGAGCTGTTCATGGATATGGAAGAAAAGGATGCTCATATCCACGCCGAGATGGGCAAGCGCAAGCGCGCGCTGCTCACGGTAGATTGGGACATCGTGCCGCCGCGCAACGCCAGCGCCACCGAGCGCAAGCTTGCCGGGTACGCGAAGGAGCTGCTGCAAGACGTGCCGAACTTCGAGGATGTGATCCTCGATGCGCTGGATGGCATCGGCCACGGCTTCTCGTGCCAGGAGATCGAGTGGGAGCTGCTGGGTAGCGAATGGCTGCCCAAGCAGCTGCATCACCGCCCGCAAGGCTGGTTTCAGACCGACCGCGAAACACGCACCGAGATCCGCTTGCGCGATATGTCGCTGGATGGGCAAGCCTTGCAACCGTTCGGCTGGATCACCCATGTGCACAAGGCGAAGAGCGGTTACATCGCGCGCGCCGGGCTGCACCGCGTGCTGTCGTGGCCGTACCTGTTCAAGAATTACTCGGTCGGCGATCTGGCCGAGTTTCTGGAGATCTACGGACTGCCGCTGCGCCTGGGAAAATACCAGGCCGGCGCGTCCGACGAAGAAAAGTCCACGCTGCTGCGCGCGGTGATGAGTATCGGTCACGATGCGGCCGGCATCATCCCGGAAGGCATGGCCATCGAGTTCCAGGAAGCCGCCAAGGGCGCAGCCGATCCGTTCATGGCGATGATTGACTGGTGCGAGAAGAGCCAGAGCAAGGCGATCCTCGGCGGCACGCTCACCAGCCAGGCGGACGGCAAGAGCAGCACCAATGCACTGGGCAATGTGCACAACGAAGTGCGCCACGATCTGATGGTATCGGATGCCATCCAGCTGGCAGGCACGCTGACGCGCGACCTGGTGTATCCGTTGCTCGCACTGAACAAGGGCGGCGTGGATGATCGCCGCCGCTTGCCGCGCTTCAAATTCATCTTCGACGATAGCGAGGATCTCGGTGTGTTGGCCGAAGCGCTGCCGAAGCTGGTAGGCATCGGCATGCGTATACCGCAGGACTGGGCGCATGAACGCGCCGGTATCCCGCAGGCGGAAGACGGCGCGGCGGTGCTGGGTGTGCCTTCCGTTCGCCCTGAGGAATCGAAGGGAAAAGGCGCGCTCAAGGCCGCTGCGCTTAGCGCGAACAACAGCGCAGGCGATCCATTCCCCGATCAGACCGCGCTCGATGCCGCGATCGAGGCGATCGCGCCGGATCTGCTGCAAGGTCAGGCGGTGGCCGCGCTAAAACCAGTGCTGGAGATGATCGCCGCATCCACCGACTACGCCGAGGTACACGCCGCATTGGCCGAGGTGTTCCCGCAGATGGACACTCAGCAGCTCGAAGAGACGCTGGCGCGCGCGATGTTCGTGGCTGAGGTGTGGGGGCGGTTGAGCGCAGGGAACGAAAAATGACTTTCTCATTTGTTCTTTCTCCCGCTTGCGGGGGAAAGTTAGATAGGGGGTCGGATGGACAAGGTTGATCTCTCCGCCGTGTTCGGCTTGCCGCCCGAGAAGGTGATCGAGTATTTTCAGTCCAAGGGATACGAGATCACCTGGAGCTGGAAAGACTTGTGGCAGGAAGCGCAGGCCAAATCCTTCACTGTCGCCAAGGTGCTGAACAGCGACATCCTGGACGATATTCGCGGCGCGCTCGATGATGCGTTAAACAACGGCACCACCTTCCACGACTTCAAGAAAAATTTAACGCCCATCCTTCAGGCTAAGGGCTGGTGGGGCAAGACCGAGCACACCGATACCACCACTGGCGAAGTCAGCACCGCACAACTGGGCAGCCCGCGCCGCCTCAAGACGATCTACCAGACCAACCTGCAAACCGCCTACATGGCCGGACGCTACCGTTCGAT